CGGTAGATTCATCCAGTTTGTAATACTGCGGATCTGATCCGCCGTTTCGGACATGTCATTACTCCTTACTTGAGCGTGTGGATCCGCTCCCAGCGCCACGAAGGAAGCCTCCTGCGGCTTCCACCTGGTCGCCGTGAGCGTGCGGACTCCATCAGACTTCTGCTCACTGGACTGCAAGACCTGATACCCGATCGAGAGATTGCGCAGCGAGCCTTCGCGCACGCGGTCCACGATCGGCGCAGCATCGGCTGCACGGGATAACTGAATCCGGCCGGTCAACTGGCCGTTCTCGATCCGCGCCGCGGCGACCGAGCCATACACGTTGCGGGCAGACCGGCGCGCGTGCGAATCGAGCAGCGGCGCCCCGATAAATTCCGACAGATCCGCCGCGGCCGGTTCCATCGCGAGCACTTCGTTGTAGCGGCCGAGCATATCGCGGCGAGGAACCGGAGTCCCCGTGGCGAACACGGCGTCGACGGTCAAGCTATCGGGGTTGAAGCTTTGCGGCGTCAGCGCAGCCGCGCGGATCAGTATGCCGGGCATGGTCATCATTTCCTCCTCGTTACCGCCGCAGTCACAATCCGGATCGAAATTGTCGTCCATCGGATCACACGAGCAATCATCCGCCGCTTGTCGCATCTCCACCTCCTGCCGCTACCGGTTGCTGCTCCACACCGAGCGACGGCTGTTCCTGTCCTTGCTGGGTCGTTTGCCGCGCGTCGGAATCGAACACCAGCTCGAGCGCGTCGGCGCGGCGCTGTTCGGCGGCCATCTCGACCTCGAGCGCCTCCGCGTCCAAGCCGGTTTGGGCCACCGCCTCGGTGCGTGACAGGAAGCCGGCGCGAACCTTTTTCACCACCGCCTGCACCTCGGCTTGCGCGTCGAGCATCTCGAGAGGCGGCGCGATCCAGCGCACTTCGTAATCCTCGGGCGATCCATCGAGCACGCCGCTCAAGAGTGCATATCGGACCCAGGCGTCCCAAACCGGCCGGCAGAGCTGATAGACTAGCACGTGATTCTGCAGCGTCTCGATCCAGCGCTTCCACGCGAGCAACGAATGCCTTCCGCTGGCGAATGTCACCTGACTGACGTCGGACGCGAGCAGCTCGTAGGGCATGTTCAACGCAGAGGCAATACTCCGCAATTGACACCGGACATAAGGCTCGAAATATCGGCTCTCGGGCGGCGTCGAGAAGACAATGTTCTCCTCGGGCTGCAACCGGAAAAGGCTACCCGGCTCCATCGCGAGCGTGCCGTCCGTCGTCGGCAGGTTCACGGCGCCGGACGGAGTTTGGATATAGCCACAATACAAGCTCGCGGTCCGGCTCCTTACGAGTTCGGCTTCCAAAAAACTTTGCAGTTCGTGCATTGCGGTCATGGCCGGCTCGAGCCAGGACACACCGCGAGGCACACCGGGCGCGATCGGAGAGAAGATATGCAGCACCTGATCGGCCGGTACGCGCACACTCTGGAAGTTCGGAAAGCCGGCCGGATTCGCGCGCGGATAAATCCAATACGCAACACGCTTGCCGTCAGGGCCGTATTCGATTCCGTCCATGACCTTGTCGATCTGAACGCGCGCACGGTCCAGAAATTCGCAGGCGAGTAGTTTCAGCTCTAATGGAATTTCACCACGCCCGGTGGGAGAGAGAATCACCAGACACTCGCCATCGACCAATAAATTTCGCAGGACATCAGCCTGAAACCCGTAGAAATCCCTGCGCTGATCGAAATCGCATGCGTCCGTCCAATCGAGGAACGCTTCTTGAGTCGCCTGCTTCCGCGGAACATCGGGCGACATCACCATCGGCTTAATCCCGGTACTCACGCCGGCCGATACAGTCGCTTCCACGCACCTTCTGGCGAAGGGATTATTCCGGAAAAGGTCGCGCGCCCGCCAGAGCACCTGCGAGGGTTGGCGAATCGAGCCCCAGTTGGCCGGCGGCGGCTGCCACGGCTGCAAGCGCGGCCCCATGCCGGCGGCATCGAAGGCCGTGGGGCTGCTGCCAGTGAAACCAGCCCACGCGGCTCTGATGCGCGCTGGCAACGAGACCGTCATTGCGCCGGTCCTTGGGGCGTAGGCGTGATCCGCTCCTGCGCAGCGAGTATCGCGAGATTCAATTCTTCCTGCGAGGAGAACATGCCGCGCAACATGCGCAGCCCGCTGAAACAAAATGCCAGCATTTCCGAACGTCCGAGCGCAAAACTAACACCGTTGGGCAGCTCCACCAGCATCGCCGGCTCCCCGTCGACCGTGACTGCGCGCATGCGCACGACGCCCTGCATGTCTGTCACTTTCAGCTGCTTCGCCTTCAGCTTCGCCTTGAGCTTCGCCCTCATATGTTCACTCTCGCTTCCGGCGCGGCTACAAAACGCCCTTGCTCCCGCGGCTGATTGGCGCGCGCCATGGCCCTCTTCTCGCGGATCTTGACTAGCTCAGCGAAAGACCCGAGCATCTGCGCGCGATAGGCGTTCAGGTCGATTACGCATGCCATAGGCTTGCGCTCCAGCCAGTAATCCAACTCTTCGCGGTTGCTCGTAACATACCGATCGAGCTTTTTACCGTCAGGGGCGATGCCCATCCAGTGCGGTTCTTGGCCAGGCGAGATGTGAATGGCATAGGGCCAACCTAGTGGCTCGAGAAGCCTCGTGCGATCCCAACCCATCACGCCCAGATGGCCGATGACCAGCATGCGCGTCGCGTCTTCAAGGAAAAGTCGCGGCTCCGGCATGCGTTTACCGCGCAAAGGTTGCCCCGCACGCCCTTCGCGAATGGCCTTGATGATCGACTCCATCATGGCCGGATCGATCTCAAAGTCGTAGCGGGTCAGTAGGTATCCTTGCTCCCGCCAGCGATACATGGTTCGCCAGGATATGCCTGTCACCGAAGCAATCTCTTCAATCGAGTAAAAATCGTCTGAACCGAGCAATGCCATTGAGGACAGGCTACGAGGGAAAGCCTAGATAGTCAAGCACTTATTGGATCAGACTGTATTGCCGTGTACGAATCGGCTGCGGTATGTCGATGGTACTTGCCGCTGCACTACAGTGCGTGCTGAATTCGGCTCCAACATGCGCTCCCAGTTCTCGGCATGCCGGTTTAGGTCTAGACCTTGCATCAAGAGGCTGAACAACCCGGCAATGCCATAAACTCTCGTATCCAGTGGCTCATTCCGCTCGCGTTTCAAATTTGCCCATTCCAGGTGCGGACGTCCGCCGCGGTAACGCGTCAGCAGAGTTTCCGAAAGCAATCCACGGAAATAATCGAGCGGCTGGCCGACACTAAAGTGGCAATAACCTGCCCCCGGCTCAGCGATGCGCAGCCGCTGGTGAAACCAGCGTTTTGCTTCGTCCGACGAAATCAAAAATACCGGAAGTTGCTTTCTGTTGTAAATCGGCTTCCGCGGCCAAATGGGACGCGAGAAACCGGAATTAAGGCCCTTCACTCCGTAAATCTTCCGGGCGAATTTATCGCGCGTAAAACCCAGGACTTCATCTGTCAAATAACCGGCATCGATGCACGTCGAAGCAATGCGCAGCGGCATACCACTCTCATGCTTGAATTCATGGTTGAGAAAAGCGTCCAGCTGCTGCCACAAATGCGGCGCCGTCGGATCGCCATAGAACACGTTGTAGCTAATCGACCAGCTCTCAAAGCCGCGGCCCCAACCCACAATTTCGGCTTCGCAGCGATCATGCTGCAAATCGACGCCGCATGTGAGCAGCGCCACCGGGCCGGGAACCTCCGCACCATAAACTTCGCACCGCGCAGCCAGCGCTTCCGCGGCGGGCATCTGCTGCGCTTCTTCCGTCCACCATTCAGCCAGGCTCGTGTTCACGAACGCCCGGCGGCGTTCCGGCTGTCCGACGGTCTGGATCCAGTCCGCGGCCAGATCGCCCCAGCTGCGCCACGGGGAAATCATTTCGGACAACCGGAAGCCGGCAATCTCGGCCGATCGGGCTTTTGCCTGCCAACGGCCGTGCTCCACCATGTCTTTCTTCAGGTGATGCTCTATCAATCGGCTGCACCCTTCGCACCGGTAACGGGCGCCTTGCGGATCGCCTTCCGGCCATTCCAGCCGCTCCCAGCGCAGCTGCTGATAGTAACTGCAATACGGACACGGCAACTCGAATTCGCGCTGATCCGACTCGGCCCATGCAGCCCCGATGCGCGATCCGCCGGCCAGGGTCGGACTGCTGGTCAGGATGACTTTGCGATTCCAGAATGTCCGCGTCCGGGCGAGTGCCAAGCTCACCGGATCGCCTTCGGCGCCGGCCGATTCTTCGTAGCGGTCGACCTCGTCAAGCAGTAGATAGCGCACCGGCCGCGACGCCAGCCCGCTGGGTGAATTGCTGCCCACCAGCGTCAAATGGCCACCCGTGAAGCGGCGGTGATAAATCGTGCTTCCGGCGTCGCGGCTCTTGGGATCCGCCACCTTACCTCGCAGTACGGGCGTGTCTCTCAGCAGCGGCGCGATTCTGTCTTTGCTGAACGCTTCGACCATCGCGAGCGTCGGCTGGACCACCAGCGTCGGCCCCGGCTCGACCGCAACGATATACGTCACCAGATTCAGCAGCAGTTCGCTTTTGCCCATCTGGCTCGCCCAGACCAGCACTACCGTGGGCCACGGCGAACCCGGCGCGATCGCATTCAACGGCTCCCTTTGAAACGGCAGCGTACGCCATGGCCCCACCGACGCGCTGGCCTCGCTCGACAGCCGGCGATGCCCATCCGCCCACTCGCTCAGCTCGACGCGCCGCGGCGGATCGAGCAGCCGGCACACCCGGGCGAGAATGACCGCGGCATCAGCCGCCATGGCCGCTCAGCGTCCGCAGGGCGATTTCGCATTCCCGGCGAACGATTGCCTCGGCCCGTCGCGCATCGGCGAACTCGGGCGCCACCCGCGAGGGGATCGCCAGCACCGCGTCCCTGACCTTCACCAGCTCGGCCGCCCACACCGCCTCGACCTGGCGGGCATCAAGCAGTTGGCCCTCCAGTTGCGCCAGCTGAAGCTCTCGAAGCTTACTTAAGGCAGTTTCTTTCCTGACCCGGGCGGCGGTCAGGGTTTTGCTTCCTTCCGTTGGCATACATTCGATTTTAGAATCAACAACTAGGCAATCGATGCGGGCGGCGTGCCCGGGGATGGTCGGAGGGCCAAAGAATTACTTGACGCCCCCTCCACAGGAATGCCTGCCGCTGGCATCGGAATGGCTCAGGCTTCATCGGAATGGCCTTGCTATCTCCGCAGCCCTCCCATGGTCCAGACGGCCTCAGCGGCTCCTAAAAGCCTTCCATTGGCACTTTCAACAGAACGGGGTTTTCGGATGCAGCGTGGCGGACTTTTTCCACATTTCCAACGAATCCACAGGGCCTACTATCGGGAGAACTATCGGAAGAATACAACTCTATCGGCTTGTGTGACAAAGTGACCGCTGTTTGCTGTGACAAAGTGACCGCTAAGGGTGTGACAAAGTGACCGCCACCAAAGGCTGATTTTCCACAGGGTTACCCGCGTGCAGAAGCGCACCACGGTGGTGCGGTTTCAGCTCGATCACAATCGGGCGAGGGTTTACCGGCTGGGTTCGGCTAGCAAACCTCGGCAATATCGCGGCGGAACAGGTGGCGGACTGTTGCGCAGCCACATGCCCCTTTGATCTGTAATGAACCGGGCATGCGGGTATACCGCTTTGACTTGGCATAACGTTCGCTCAAAGACGCGCCGAAAATCCACCATGCGGCCGTACCCTTCGCCAAATTGCTCCTTCAGCGATACCCACGGCACGAAAGCCGGCTTGCGCGGGTGAACACGGTGTAGACGTTCTGCCAGCCAAGTATAGGCGTCGAGCCCCATGGCGCTGTGGGAGAGACGGGCTACCGCCTCTTCCGTGAGCGGCACGGCGTGCTGGGTTAGGCTGTCGAAATAATCGCGGGAGAACTGGACGGTGGTAGGCCAGAGGGTTCGTTGGCGTTCATCTCGCGGTGTCCAAAGCTCGATGCGGTTAAATACAACGCCTTGCACCGTGACCGCCTTGATGCCGTCGCTCATCCCCAAGCAGAACCGGGTGCCGGCCAAGCGGTTGAGTTGGTCTTTCACTGCGCGAATATTCCGGCCGTTCTTGTCCAAGCCCAGCGTGCGGCTGACAAACGCGGTGAGCGAATCTTCTAATTCGATCAACGGCGATTCAGTGCGCAACGCTTCGGCATGCAAATGGAATAGCACTAGTCTAGGCTTCGGACCGTATGGCAAACCGACTTTCACGAATTTGTCGGTGGACGGATCCAATAGATGGCCGGCTTCTAGCAACAATTTGACGCGGCCGTTCACCCGGTGCCAGATCCGAATATCGTCACCTGGATTGCGATACGGCATAACAGTCTGGCACAGCACGGAGTGTTGGTAGATGATCTGTTCGCTGACGTCGGTCGGCATGGTATTGAGCCGATGCTGAATGGGCGTGAGCGCTTTGAAATCGGCAGGGACGATCGCCGGCAGCAGCTTCGATACATGTTCCATGGAAATTGTTTGTACCACAAAACGGTAAACTCTGAGAAATACCAGAGCATCACCCATTGACGATGATGTCGAAGTCGGCCGATTCGTCGGCATCCGCGCAAACAAACGCAGTCAAGCCGCCCATGCAAGGGGTCTTGCAGACGATCTTACGCGCGTCGCCGGGCTCGATCACTAACGTCTCCACGTCACGCCAGGTAACACGCGCGGATTTCCTGTTGATGCGGCAATCGACGGTATCGCCGACGCGCACGCTGTTGGCTAAATGAATCACAAACATTAGGCTTTCTCCTTTCGTTCAGACGATCAAAACTCATATCGCTCTGCCAGGGCAGCTGCTAGCTGCTCGGCGTGCTCCTCGTCGCCGCTCAAGACGGCGCTAACGAGCAGGGCCAGCTGCTTCTTGAGCGCGGCGGCATCGTCGGGTTTCGGCGGGCCGGGTTTGGTAAAGTCCTCGCCGAGAAGGTGCCGGATATCCGTCTCAGCAGCAGTCCGCGTTTTCCACTTCTTCACCAAATCCGGCGTGATGCCTAAGATCAAACAGACATCGGCCCAATTGGGCTTGTTCGGATCGGCGATGCGGCGACCGGGTTGCGCAACCTTATCGTGCATCGCCTGGAGCGCGGGCAAGAGTTGCAGGCGCTCGGCGGCGTTGAACCACACCGTGATGCGCTGCGCTTGCGCCAACATCTCCTTTAGCTTTCGGAGCAGCTGCTCGTAGCTCATATCGCTGAACTGCCTGTAGGTGAGTACGCCCTTTTTCGCTCGCGGCATCCTATCAAGATAGCAAAACCTTGGGGACATGTCCCCAAGGTACAATACCGCCTTATAACACACAATGACTTCTTCAGCCCATCGAATGCCGGTTTATTCGCTGTAAATCCGCTTTAAGCCGCGGCAAATCCCTTAATGCCCGGCGAATCAATTCAGCTTGCACAGAGCTCTCGGATTCGATCGCTTCTAACTCACTCGCATCCAGGAAGCTTTCAGGGACAAATCCAATCACTTTGTCATCTTGACCTATTACAACGCCATAAATATCTCCCTCACATGCTGCTGACGCCCAGAGACCTTTACTCTCTGACGTAAGTTCACTGACACGTCTTTTTTTAATGTTCATTGACTCACTTCTCCTTGCGCCGTTTCCTCACCGGCACGCCGAATTTCGCCAGGATTCCGGGCGCTTGCCGCTTGGTTTCCGGCGGCAGATCTTCGGGCTGCTTAAAATTCCAGTCCAGACCGGCCAACGCTTCAGCGCATTCGATCGCCTTGTGCTCCGCCACCACGTGCTTAGCGATGGCAAACCCCGTTGGCACATGCGAGATGATCCAGCCAGCCCGCCGGTCCCGCGGCAATGGGGATAGATGTACCGCCAGATCTCCGAGAACGCGGGCATTCACCATACCAAGTGGCGCATGCGGACGTATCTGTAACGTGATGTTCTTCTTTCGCCAACGCATATCAATCCTTTCTGAGCTGCTCGCGCAGTTTCTCCATCAATAAATTCAACGCGCGCATGTCCTCGGCCCGGCCGCCGTGATCCGGATGGAAGCGCAGCGCCATCTGGCGGAAGCCGGCCTGCACCAGCTCGCGGAACATGGCGAAATCCTCGGGCTCGACGCGCACGGCGCCGGTCTCGTCGCGTGCGGGCGATGGCCGCCCGGCCGCATGCATTCGCCGTTCCCACTCCAGATCGCAGCAGGAGCGCAACGGCTCGCGCAGGTTCGGCCGCGCCCTGAGCCAGGCCAGATAATCTTCCGGCAATTCAGAAAGCAGCCAGCCCCGGTAGCGGCCGAACGGCATCAGCACGGTCAATCCTCAGAACGGTATGTCATCGTCGGTAATGCCCGGCGCATGCGCAAGTACGACAGACTGGCCGTCCTTCGCTTGCGCAGCCCCACCGGTCACGAACGAATCCAATTCGTCGAGATCGCGCCGGTCGCCGAGCGGCTGCAGCGTGCTTGCGCGTGGCGACCACCGTTCCCGCTCCTTGCCGTTCCTGTCCTGTTCGTGGGTGCAGTTTAGGATGCACTCCCATCCCGTCATGGAAAAGTAGTTCGGCGATTCGGGATCGAGCTCCGAGATCTTATTGCCGGTCCATCCCAGGCGGCGCAGATCCTCGCGCACGCGCTCAATCGTGTTTGCCGTGAGCCAGAACGTCTCCGTGCGGTATTCGATCGGCACTTCTTCGTCCGGGGTATCCACGCTACTGAGAACTCGAAAGCCAAGCTCGAGCCCTAGCGTCTTTTTGGCTGCCGACCGTCCTATGCGCTGTTTGGTGATTACACACTTGTAACTTCCAGGTGAGTACATTTCTAACCTCCTTGTTTTCACTAAAGGCACTCAAATTTGCCGACCCTGCCGACCTTCCTCCTCAAAAAAGGCGAGATGCCATACAACCCCCCCTATAATGAAGGGGGATATATATGGAACCCCCTTTCAGGGCGACGGATTATCGGCAGGGTCGGCAGAACTCGGAAATCCCAGTACTTCCGGGGGGCCTTGCCAGACACTCGCTTTGGCCTCCTGACCCTCTACGCTGCGATGTAAGTCCTTGCGGTACTTAAATCCCAACAGCAGCAAAGCCCTTTTCGACTCTCCCCACTCCAGCTGCCGGTTGATCGCCACGGGCGTAGACAGCCAAGTGAGCAGGGTCGGCAGGTGGACCCATGTGCTTCTCTCGGCCTGCCACACACAACAAAGCGGCGGCTCACCTTTTGGGTTGCGGACATATGCCCCGCACATGCGCAACAGATCAATGAAGCCTTGCGGCGTCTCCGGATTGACGGTGGGAGCGCACGCTCGCTCGAAAGTCATGCGCAGCAGTTCGCGGAATTCCTCCACCAGATCCGGCTCGGAGGCATTCCGCGCCCACTCCCCGGCCGTAAGCAGAATCTGTGCCACCGGCTCCCAGTAGTCGCGCATGAGGCTTTTCGCAGGACTGGCAATGATGAAGCCCGTGCTTTCGGCAATCACCGCCTGCGCCTTGTGAAAGGCGATCACGTCGCACACGGTCGGAAATACGACGTCCATCCCCTCAGTGGTCTCGGCTACCAGCATCGAACCGCGCCGGCCGACGCCGCGAAACTGGATTTTTCCCTCCCAGATACTGAGACTGTTTAGCAACCGCAGGTTCTCGTCGAAACCGGCCGCAGGATCCAACCTGACTCCTCCTAGACCGTGCTGCCGGTGGCGCAGCTTCAGCCAGCCCGCGAATTTCTCCACTACCTTCGGTTCGATCAGCGTACGCAAACGGGCCATGCCGATAACGCCCATGTCCCGGCGAAACCGGTCGTAAGTGCTTCTCACCTCGCGCCCGGCCGCGGCGAAGTCCGGGTTGCCCGGCCAAAGCACGCGGTAGATCGCACGCGCAAAGCGCAATGCATCGTCCTCTCTCCAGCCTTCGGCGGCAAACAGGCCGGCCAGGGCCAGGAAGGCCTCGTTCCGGCCGGCCTTCGCCGACGGGAAGTGCCGTGCCAGAAGCACAGCGGCGGCGGCCGATGCCGCTGCGCGTGACAAGGAGGGTCCGTCGACGGCCGCGGAGTCCTCTGCCGAATCCACTTCGAAGGCAATTCGTTCGCCAGTCTCCTTGTGAGTTGACGGCGGCACGATCGTCTGCAATCCGACCGCGCCATTCGTTTTCAAGCCGCGCAACTCGAGCAACGTGTTTTTCTCGTCGAGGTATTTTCCAAAGCGAACCGCTGGCTCGGCGCGGTAGAGGAAGTGCGAAGCCGGACTGGACGCTCTTCCGAACGTCAACGTGCGCGTCGGCGCGAACTCCGGCCAGGCGACCAGCGCTTCGGCGCAATCCAGGTCGACGTCCGCGACGCCCCGCTCGCCGAGCAGCACACCGATGTTTGACGGCTGAGCATTGAAATACCGCGGCAGCTCTGCTGCAGTCAACCGCAGTTTCGGCCATTCCGCCAGGAGCGGACGCTTCTCGCGGTAAGGGACGGGAACCGGAAAATAGCCGTGCTCGAGATACCACTTCGCAGCGTCGAGTGTGTTGTGTGTGTTGTTAAACTGGTGCATGGATATACCTGTTGCGGTTGCGCAGCTCTCGGCAAAAAAGAACGCGCAGCCGCTAACGTTTTGATATAGTGGACTCGTTGTTGTCTCTCACAACAGCTCCTTTCAACAGTGAGTCATGGGCCATTGTTTTCGTCGGCAATGGCCCTCGCCCCGCTGCTATGCAATTCCCGGACAGAACCGCACGCTGACGGTCGCAGTGCCTGCTGCAGCCGCCGCAGCCGCAAAGCCAAGGTTGCCCGTCGCCGTGCCGGCAATGACTACTTTGTTGGTCCCGTCCCAGGCGACTTTATCGCCTTGCAGAAACGCGGTAGCAGTAGCCTTAGCCAGCGAGAAAACGCCTTCCACGTCCACCGCAACGGTATCGCCCACGGCGCCAGTCGTGGCCGCTACGCCGTGCATGATGCCTTGAATCACCACGTCACCGCTATTGGCGGCGACAGCCAACACCACGTCGATCGTACGCCCCGGTTCAATGAAATTCTGCATAATTTTTCCTCCTATCCCCACCAGCCGCGGCCGCACGGCCATCCAGATCCTTCGACTCCTTGCGGCCACAGCCCGCGGTAAGCCACCACGGTGAGCATGCGTTGATTGCCGTTCGGGTTAGTCAGCGCGGCAATCTGCGCATTTACATAGCCCAGTGCGGTCAGTAACTGATCCGTATTGGGAAACTCGACTCTGCCCAACTGCGGCGTTTCGACGGAGCGCACACCACCGCCCAGCGCATTTTGTATGCTGGCTTGCCATTTGTACAGATCATCCAGAGTCGGCGGCATATTAGTAACCTTTCCAGCCAGCCTGGCCGGCCTGGTCCGCCGTCGTTGTCATCAGCGTTGCAGAACCCGGATTCTTCCACGCGCCCCTATAGTCAATCGCGCCCGCACCCACGTGCCACAACACGCGCCACTTGGTTCCGACGTAATCGAAATACTGGAAAACCTCGACTTGCGGACCGGCATAGCCCTCGAGGTCCGAAACCTCCAGCACGGGCGCGACCGCCGGATCGCAAAACATGTACCACGGCAGTGTCTGGCCCGCCGCATCCAGGCGCGAATCGACGATGGGCGTCAGGGTCCGAATGGCTACTTCGGCCTGGCTCGGCTGCGCGGGGTACAAGGTCGCCAACAGTTGGTCGACCGTGTTCTCCTGCGTCGCGGGGATCACGATGTATTGCGGCCGCAGGTTGAGCGGGTTGTTGTTCAGATCCGTTTGCTGTCGAATGCCCAGCTTGCCTTCAGCAATCGACGCATCCGCGGGCTTCGCCGGCGTGGCAGAGAGATTTTTATGCGCGACCGAAAACAGCGCCTGCCCGTCGGCCAGGACCGGATTTGCGAGCAACGTGTTCACCAGAAAAATCTCATACCAGGCCCGTGCGCCGCGAGTCATCTTGTCCGCCATATCCCCGAGCGCGCCCATGTCGTCATTGGTCATGGCCTGGAAACTCAGTGCGAAAATTCCGCCGTAGGAATTGGCCTTGTAATTCGACAGCTCGCGATCCACCACACTGACACTTTTGATTTCGCCCGATTCCGTGATTTTGGTCAGAGCGCTTGCGTTGGAAATATCGTAGAAGTGTTTCAACCTGAAATCCGGCACCGTCGACTTACGGAAGATCTGCTGGAGGGGCGACGGCTCCCGCGTGATGACCAACAGGTTTTTGTTCAGCACCTCTGCGAGCACGTGCGGGAAATCGCTCGTCGTAGCCATAGCGCGCGTGATCAAGTCATACGTCGAGCCCAGCGTAGACAATCCGCGCGCCTGCAAACAGCCGTATGCCAGCTCGCGCAGGCTGGCGTGAGCGAAGGCCTGGCCCGTGGTGGGCCGATGTGCCGGGTTGATGCGGCTATAAAGCCCGTCCGCCATACGCGAAACCAGATCATCCGCATAGTCACGCGTCACCACGGCCGATGTCAGCGGGTTGATTGCCGGCTGCGTGCGGACCAGCTCAGCGCGAATGGCGGCGCGCGCATCCTCAATGCAGAGGTTGCGTGTGATCAATCCGTCCGCGAAGGC